GAGAATACTTATATGGCCTGCGTATTGGACACACACTCACAGAGGATGCCCTGCTCTAAAAGAAACTAAGTATATAATAACAGGATGGTTTAATTATATATAATGGTTAGATTTGAAAACATAGACGGCTATTGTATTGTGATAAGTATAAAAGAGCACAAGAAAGTAAAAAACAAAATATTAAAACTTATTAAAAAAGTCCCTGAGACAACTGTTTATGAAAAAGGACAATGCATTAGAAATACAGATTATATTTATGGAAGAGAAGTAAAAAGAGAATACTTAGAATTTTTTTGGGAAGTCTTAAGACCTTATATGAAAGAGGCGATGCATAAGATGCATTGTGGTGCTTGGAATATAGACAATGGGTGGTTTCAACAATATACAGGAATGGATCAACATGACTGGCATCTACATGCTTCCACTCAGTTTGCAGGTGTATACTATTTAGAATTGCCTGATCCTAAATATGTAACAGAGTTTTACGACTATAAAACAAACAAGAAAACAAAATTAGTTCCATGTAAAGAAGGCGATGTTATCTTGTTTCCGGCTAACATGCCCCATCGTTCTAATACTACTTTCTTAAAAAGAAGAAGAACTGTCATTGCTTTTAATTGTAGTTTTGATCGACTAAATGAGGAGCCTATTAATGAAAAGCTCAAAAATAGTTGATAGGTTTAGTAAATATCTTACAGCTATAGAATATCCAAAAGAAAAAACTTCTTGGAATATTGCAGGCATTCTTAAAAGTCAAAATGCTTTTCTTAAATTTGACGTAAGAGATATGTATCAGTTACCTGATGGCTCACCTGCTCAAAGTGGGAGGACAGATTCTAAAGCAGACAAATTGGTTTTAGAGATGGAAGATGAATGGGTAATTTTAGATCTAGAAGAGTTTAATCCTTTTATAAAAAGAAATAAGATAAAATTAATTAAACTCAATGATTTAATACCCAAGCTAGAATGGACTATAAAACTACCAAAAGAGCCTGTGTAGAAAGACCAAATTAGATATTGTATAATTTGGAATGCCTTTAAGTTTTGTAGATATTAGACCTGGATTTAATAAACAGATAACCCCAACAGCTGCCGAGGGGCAGTATATTGATGGAGATAATGTAAGATTTAGATATGGTCTTCCAGAGAAAATTGGTGGTTGGGAGCAACTGACAGCCAGCACTTTAGTAGGAGCTGCACGAGCTCAACATCAATGGACAGATTTAGACGGTCGAAGATATGTGGTTATAGGAACTCACAAAGCTTTAATACTTTATTACTCTGAGGCATTCTATGATATTACTCCATTAGATGCCACAATCGCTGGTGCAACCTTTAACACTTCAAGTGGTTCAGCAACAGTTACAGTAAATTTAAATTCGCATGGATTAGAGGTTGGTGATTTGTTTACGTTTACTATATCTGTAGCTCCTACAGGTTTTGTTGCAAGTAATTTTTCTGGGACTTTTCAGGTAGTTACTGTTCCAACAATAAATAGTTTTACAATAACAATGCCTTTAACCTCTTCAGGGACAGCTTCTGCATCAGGCAGTGCTTCCATTAATCCTTACGTCAGACCAGGATCTTTAAACCAAACATTTGGTTTTGGATGGGGTACAGGTTTATGGAGTGGTAGTTTAGCTGGAGCGATATCCTCAACTTTAAACGGATCTTTAGCGGATGACGCTCAAGGAAATAATGGCTCAGCTACTAATATTACTTTAGTTGATGCTTCGTTGTTTCCAACGACTGGTGAAATTTTAGTTGGAGGTGAGTTGATAACTTACACTGGGAAGTCTTCCAATGACCTTACAGGAATTACAAGGGGTGCAAATGGTTCCACAAGGTCTGCACACTCTAACGGTGCCATAGTAGAAGACACTGCTGGATTTATTGCATGGGGTGAGGCATCATCCGCCAGCACGGTAGTATTACCTTCAGCTGATTGGTCCTTAGATAATTTTGGTCAAAACTTAGTGGCTACTGTTTTGGATGGTAGAACTTTTACTTGGGAACCAATAAACACCAATTCAAACGCACCACAAACACGAGCCACGGTTGCAACTGGAAACCCAACCAGGTCTGTGATGACTATTGTGTCAGACCAAGACAGGCACTTATTTCATTTAGGAACGGAAACAACAGTAGGTCAGCCAAGCACACAAGACAAAATGTTTATAAGATTTTCTGATCAGGAGGATATTACAGATTATGCTCCTACTTCAACAAACACTGCGGGAACTTTTCAATTAGATGATGGAACAGAAATTAGGGGAGCTGTAAAAGGTAAAGATTATATTTTTATTTTAACAGACACTGCAGCATACATATCACAATTCGTTGGACCACCTTTCACATTCTCAATAAGAAAAGTAGGATCTAATTGTGGTTTGATCGGTAAGCATGCTTTAGTTTATGCGGATGGTGTAGTTTATTGGATGGCTGATTCTGGAGGATTCTTTGCTTATGATGGTACGGTAAAAAGCTTACCTTGCACAGTTGAAGATTTTGTATTTACAACAAATAACACAGGAGATCTTGGAATAAGTTTTGATCAAGCTAAAAAAGTTTATGCTGGTTATAACACTTTGTTTGGAGAAGTTACTTGGTATTATCCAAAATCAGGATCTAATGTAATAGATAGAAACGTAACTTTTAATTACACAGAAAATGTTTGGACAACAGGCTCTCTAGCTAGAACAACTTATTATGACGCTCAACTTTTTGATCATCCATATGCCACAGAATATGACATTACTGGCACGCCAAGTTTTCCTAATATTAAAGGTGCTACTAACGTTAACGGAGCAACAACCTTCTATGAACATGAAAAAGGAGTAGATCAAGTAAATACTGCTGGCACTACAGCAATTTTAGCAAATATTCAATCCGGAGATTTCCAATTAGATCTACAAGGGCAAGGTGAATTTTTTACAAAGATAAGAAGGTTTATTCCAGACTTTAAAAGAATCACAGGTGATGCACAAGTAACTATTAATTTAAAAGATTTTCCTGTCGACACTGCAGCGTCCTCGCCTCTCGGTCCTTTTACTATATCTTCGTCCACACAAAAAGTAGACACAAGAGCTAGAGGTAGAGCAGCTAGTTTAAAAATTGAAAATACTGGTTCAGGCCAATCTTGGAGATATGGCACATTTCGAGCAGACGTACAACCTGATGGTAGAAGATAATGGCTAAGATTACTGCATATATTCCAGAGCCTAAAGAAACTTATCAACCTGAAAATCAGAGACAAGTTTTGCAATCTTTAGATACGGTAAAACAACAATTAAATACTTCTTACCAACAAGATTTAAAAAATGAACAATCAACTTTTAACTGGTTTATATCATGACAATACAATATAAAAATGCTGGTATTAATTTAAGCACAACTGATACGACTACTGTATTGACATCACCTTCCTCAGCAAGATGTTTAGTTAAACAGATACAAATCGATAATGCATCTGGATCACCAGTAAATCTCTCTGTTCAGTTCACTGATAGCTCTTCGTCAACAACTTTTAGGATAAGAAACAAAGCTATACCAGCAAATGAAGTAGTTGATATAATTAATCAAACTTTAGTTTTAGAAGAGGGAGACGCAATTAAAATGACAGCTGGGACTGCTGATGAATTACAAGGTATTATAAGTTACGCACAAATAGATAGGTCTCAAGAAAATGGCTAAGAAGAAACCTAAATTTGGTGTCAATAATTATACTAAAAGAACTCCCAAAAAAAGACCTGGTAGACATACAAAGAGATTGAACAAACATAAAAAAAAGAGTATGAAGAAACAACGCTATAAAGGACAAGGAAGGTAATATGGAAATAAGAAGAATACCAGCACACGCAGTAGAAAAGATCAAACATAAAAGAACTGGAAAAGAATATAAGGATAAAGCAGAGTTTGATGCAGACGTAGCAGATCCAAATACAGATACGACTGCGGAAGATTTTCAGCAAGATCTTATAATTACGCCAGCTTCTATTGGTGGCAAAAGCGATACTAAATGAGTCCTCTAGGAGGCACTGAATTACAGTATCAGTTATTGTACAAATATGTAGATAATAGTTTATTAGATAATTTTCTAATAACCACGTCCGTGCCCGAAAAAATACCATTAAGTAAAGACAAGATTAATATACTCTGGCAACAAAATTCTTACGATCAGCCTAATTTAATAAATTGGTTTTCAAACAAAGATAATCATAACAAGTATGATTTTTATGTTTTTAATTCTCATTGGTGCTTTGAAAAATTTAGAATGAGATTTAAAATACCTGAGAATAAATCTACAGTTATAAAAAATGCCGTTGAACCATTCCCAACAAAAAAATTTGTAAGAGGCGATAAAGTCAAACTTATTTATCACTCTACTCCTTGGCGTGGCTTGAATGTACTATTAGGTGCTATGCAATTAGTTAAAAATAAAGATGTAGAATTAGATGTTTATTCTAGCACACAAATATACGGCGATACTTTTAAAAAATCTAATGATGATTATTATAAAGGACTTTACGATCAAGCTAAGGCATTACCAAATGTCAATTATATTGGATATGTTTCAAATGAAGAGATAAGGAAGAATTTACAATCTTACGATCTTTATTGTTTTCCTAGTATATGGGAAGAAACGTCCTGTATATCAGCCATAGAAGCATTGTCAGCAGGTTTACATATGATAACCACTAACTATGGAGCTTTGTTTGAAACATGCTCTGAATGGCCTGTATATGTGAATTATACAAGAGATTATAAAAATTTAGCTGAGTTGTTTGCTTTTTCGATTGATGAAGTTTGTAGTTATCTATACAAAGGCACTGTGCCTGATTTTTTAAAAAAACAACAAGATTTTTATAATAACTTCTACTCTTGGGAAAGACGTAAATCAGAGTGGACTAATTTTTTACAAGGACTATTACATGAGCAACGATCCAAACTCTAAACCTATTTGGTTTAATGAAAAAAATGAGTTAGACGAAAGAAGTCTTTTTGTTGCTACACCAGTGCACTCAGAGGTTAGCATTCATTATACGCAATCATTATTAGAATTACAT